GTGATTGATATAGTTTCTTTTGGAAGTAAACTACATCTTCAATCTCACCTAAGTTCGCACCGCCTGGCAATGTTTGAATCTCTGTACCTCTACCACCTTCTTTTCGTGGTAACCAGAAGTCTTCAAGCATTGACATAAACTTCTTGTCATCTCTTATCTCACCAGTATCACTATCATAAACAAGTTTGTTTCTGTAGCGACTCATCACATCTTTTAGATATTGTTCTGCTTTTCCTGTGGGCAGATTCCCAACATCTATATAAAAAATTCTTCTTTCGGGAGCCCGTGTGATACGATAAATCACCACCGCGTTCTCCATCATTCTCAATTGGTTAGCAGGGCGTATCGCTTTATGTAAATAAGATAGTGGTATATTCCTATCTTGGTCAACTAATCCAGATGTACAATATGTAACTGAGTCTTTGCTAACCTTAATTGCCTTATCATTAACTACATCTGTCTTGTATGACATTTGAGAGTTAGTGGCAATTCCCTTCTCATCAAATACAAAATATTCTTGTACATCTTTTACGAGAGTTACTTGAGATTTTTTATCTTTCTCTTTCTTAATCTCTCTGACCTTTCGGATTTTCCTTGGGTCTACATAACGAACATCTTTTATACCTTCTTTTTTCTTTTCAGTATCGATGACCTTGTGGAAAAAAATTCTTCCATCAATGTACCATCGTCTAAAATAATCTTGTGCCCGAACATTAAAGTCTAACATTCTAAGAACACCATCAAACTCTTGGATGATTGCCCTTTTAACGGTGGCAGATTGTTGAACCTTGTCAAGATTTAACTTGACTGGTTTCTCATCGTCCAAGTTTGCGATGGCATCATTGACAACATCCTCGATGGCTGCGTCAACATCTCCCATCATTGATATATCTCTATACCTTTTGATAAGTTGGGTTTCACTATTAGCAGTTCCTTCTATGTCGAAGTAAGTGCCGTAGTATCCACCCGCCCTTATACTTTCTAAAGACCCATCGTCATGAGGCGGAACGAATGATTTTTCCGTCTTAGACTTGGATCTTGATATTTCAAATCCAAATAATTCCATAATTTATACCTTCTTCAACTCGTAGATTATTCTACATCATAATGCGTATATTGCCATGTCACAGTAAATTCTTCAAAGATGTCATTCTGTGCATAGTTCAAAGCAATTTCTGACATCTGAATAGGAAATGCATTTCTTAAAGTGTATGTACCATTAGGTAATACTGCATCATTCCTATCTAAATGTTCTACAATTATATCACTCTGGTAACCAGAAGGTGTCAAAGTGATAGCTTCGTTGGATTCACGGTCATTCATACCATTCATCCATGCTTCAAACGGCGCTCGTAAACTAAAATCTGAGTCATTAACTACTGTAATAGTCCAAGGGTCGAATATCCTTTCGCCTGCAAGTTTAATCTCCCTACCTCTATATTGTATAATGGCAGGGTTTACATTGGAAGCGGGAAGGGCGGCCCCAGTTACGAGCAGACTGTAAGATGGGTCAACACCAGTAACATAAGAAGGGAAAGCAAGCTTAACCCTAAACTGATTAGGTCTTGCTCCACCAGCACCTAGTCTGGCCTTAAACTCTTCAATATTCATCTGTTTTTTCTCCTAACTTTATTTTATTTATCTCTATTAACCGCCAAGTTCTTCAAAAGATATTCCGCTTCTTGTCGCAACAAATGTTAGCGTTATGAAGTTAATAGACTTAGCAGGTTTGACAAATATGTCAGCCTTAAATTCGTTTGCGTCTATAACTTGCGGTGTATTGTTTGTTTCGTCACAAACAACGCGGAAATCAAAGATACCCCTTCTTCCTTGTACATCTCGCAAGAAAGGTTCTACTAGAGCAACAAACTGTGCCCTTGTAAATGCATCGTTGAACTCGAATAATTGGAATTTAGCAGCAGTTGCAATTGCCTTTTCAAGGACAATAAACAATCTACGGACATTAATCCTGTTAAATGCACTTGGTGAATCAAGCATTGTCTTGTCTCCAAACAATACAATACCAGAGCCAGGCGTTGAAATTACTGGGTTAACACCTTTAGCATAAAGTGTATCCCTCTGTGCCTTGGTAGGTGACCATGCGAGTTTGATTGCATTTTTAATCTGTCCCCTATTAAGACCGCCAGGCGAGAACCAAGGGTCATCTGATTTATCTGTAACAACACAAGTACCAGCGACATCTCCGTTCAAAGGAACATAGACATATCTGTCATTGTACTTGTCGTACATGTATTTCCAACCAGAATCATATACTGCATAAGATGAACGAGTATATGCATTTAGGTCAGAGGTTGTAATAATTGATGTTGATTCTGAACCTTCGTTGTTTACTACGGCACTTCTCTGTGGAGAAATAAATACCATAGCATCTTTACGGATTTCAGCAACATTGTCGATAACATAATCACCTACAGCAGTTGGGTGAGCAGAAGTAAGAATTAAACTTACATCTACTAATTCGTCATTTGCGAATAGTTGATATCCTGCCTGTAAATCAGAATTAGCAGGAGAAGCATCAACACCACTTGCAAGTGAAGTTGAAACATCACTATCTGAAGAACCATTCAAGCAGGCAAAAACTGTTCCGCCAGCAGATGATGTTCCCCAGTTAGAACCATTTGTAGGATGATCCATCCAGTATATCCATTCTGAACGGTCATTGATTACATTCTTGTAAAAGTTTGTTTGGTTGATGTCATCTTTAGCATCGGATGCCTTAGATAATCCAGCAAATTTTTCTAGGACTGTTCCAGCAGTTCCAGTAATTTCTCCAGTTTCATCAATGACAATAACATGAACCATGTCGCGTGAAGCACCATTGTTTTTTGCCCATGTAGTTGTGGTTGGTGTAAAATCAAACTGACTAGCATATGTCCATGCAGTTTGCAATGTAGATGTAGCAGTTGCAGATGAACCGTCACCACCAATAGTCACAGCAGGAGCGGATGAATATCCATAGCCTGGATGTGTAATTGTGATTGCGGAAACAGCACCACCAGATATAGTTGCAGTTCCAGTAGCAGTAATACCACCTTGAGCGGGGGTAATTCCTGTTGGGTCAGCAAATGTGACTGTTGCGGATGTGTATCCAGAACCACCAGCGGTTACTGTTGCAGAACCTACTGACAATCCAGATGCAGATGCAATATCAGCGATTTCTACTTGAAGAGCATTACCTCGTGTGCCTGGGTATTTTGCAGCCCATGGCCCTACAGAACCTTCTCCGTTGGAGTATGATTCTTGATATTGCTCTAGATTTTTAATTTGAACAGCAGTTCCAGTTGAGACTGCGTTTCTAGCAGCAGCTCCAACTTCTCTCACGGTTAATAAGTTTGAACCATAAGAAAGGAAACTTGATGCCACCATGTGGTCATAAAATATACTCAATGTGGGTTTACCGAACCTCTCAACAAGATTGTTCTCAGATTGTACTGAGATTATCTCATGAGCTGGGCCCCATTGAAAGTCTCCCACGATTCCACCAATAGTGGTGGCAACAGCGGGGACAACATTTGTGAGGTCTTTTTCTTGTACTAAGACGCCAGGCGATAATTGGAAAGCCATTTTGTTCTCCTTCGTATTTCGTTTTTAATCTATCTTGACTAAATAGTTATTCCTAGCAATTATTTATAAAAATTTTTCTTTCTCATCAGCCCATATCCAATAGTCACCATCCATAACTTGTGCTTCTGGTTCATGTCCGTCTACAACAAGCCCAAACGGTGTCAAATCATTTTCTATCATTCTCATCTGTGAATTGTATAGATTGTCACGAATATCTACATTAGTCAAATCCTTAAAAAATGTATTAGTTGATAACCAAGCAAATAGTACCATACACATTGCAAGGTCATCGTGGTATCCTTCATCAGCAGCAAATGTACCACTCCTTTCAACAAAAGTTGACAGTTCACTTATACATTCAGCATCAAATAATAAGAACTTCTGTTCTTCAATCAAACTTTTTAGTGCCAAACACCCCTGTCTTTTAACTGCCTTTGATGTTCGTACACCTAGAGTACTTTGTTTTCCGAAGCCAGGCGAAACATATTGTTTGTTTTTTTCCTGTACACAACTAAAAATGTTCTCATACTCTAGTTCTTGGTGTAGTATATCGACTACCTGTTGTCCTATATCATTTGTTTCAAGTAAAACATACGCATCATTATAATCCTTTGCTACTTTTCCTATAAAGTCTGGATATAACAATGGAGAAACTTTGTTATCTCTATACTTACCTACAACCTTAAACGGCATTTCTGTGATATCAACCACAATGAAAGCCGAAAAATCTCCACCTATACCTCTAGCGGTATCTGCCGAGATTACATAGTATTTATCGTCTTGGGGTTCTTCATATATCTCTAGTCCATCCTTCCTATAAATTGGGTCGGTAGATGACATATTAGAAAGAGCTTTACCACTAATCAAAGTATTCGTTGACCCCAAGAAATCACACAATACTTCTTGGTTAAACTTCACTTCCCCTAACAAATCAAACTGTTCTTGTGTCCACTTGTCATCGCGGCCTGGGATTTCAGTATGCGGTATAAACATATTCTCAAACCCATTAGTACCTTTCTCTGCCTCATTCCAGAATTTCCAGAAATGATTATATCCCAAAGGCGTGGATGTCAATAGAATCTTTGTGGTCTCACCAGCAGAGATAGTAGGATATACAGATGCAAAAAACTCATCTGCTATATTGTTTGGTATAATTGCAGCCTCATCAATGTACAACCAGTTAACTGATTTACCCCGAATACCAGATGATGTGGTTGCAGATGTAAACACGCGAGAACCATTCTCTAAGTCCACATCCCCCTTGTTCCATGTCTTGACTCCCTGTTGCATCCATATAGGAAGATGTTCATACATAGTCTGATATCTTGACAACACCTCTCTGGCAGCCGCGGTCTTGTTAGCCATTATAGCGATGTTCTTGTCTGCATTGAATATAGAGTAATGTAATATACACGCGGCCGCTGTCACCGTCTTGCCTTGCTGTCTACCTTCCATTAGAATAGTCTTTCGATTATTCATGATGAAATCTACTTTCCTTTTCTGACAGTCGTATAGCTTGAAAGGTTGTAGACCTTTATCCAAGGTTACTATTTGACAGTAATTCTCAATAAAATATATTGGGTCTTGTTCACACTTTACAAATTCTTCAAACTCCGTTTTTGTAAAATCGTGTTGATACCCAATTGATTTTAGATTGGGGTTACCGTGATATGATGCTTCAGTTCCAGCCATTTACTTCCCCATGTGCTTGTTGTTTGATGTAATGAAAGAAGTCTGGTTCCTCTATATCTGGTAATCTGGGTATGTCTTCTGTCTCTAATATCATTTCAAAACATCTTCTGCGATTATGTTCTCTCGCTAACTCTGTACCCCTTACTATTTCTTTCAAGGGATACTGTAATAAATTTGTAAATTGTTTGTAGAACTCTTTAAATCTTTCCCCTTCATCCTGTATATCATCAAACTGATAGTCTACAAACCCATCATATAACATGAACCCCATTGATTTGAGTTCTTTATACATTCCTTGTCCACCAAACCCCATACATAATTTTCTATGCAAAAGAGGTTTAAAAGTTTTCTCAGTAAACCTAATGTGACTAGTCCTAGTCTCAACAAACAAATCTATGAGTATTTTGTCATAGAATTCTGCTGGACTCTGTGTTACTGCCCATCCACCTTTCTTATGCAAAGGATGAGCTTGGTAAGAAAAATCCCAATTCTTTGACCAATCTAACATGAACTTCCTTTTAATATCAGTATATACTCCTTGACGCAAGTTGGAACAATACTTATTGATTAAATTATCCTTTTCTAATAACTCCCACAACTTTTGTCTATATGGTCTCATAGAATGATTTAAACAACAAAAGTGTGTATCTTCACTACCAGAGTAGTTTTTTATATTAGTTCTTTTTAGTTCGTCATCCCAATATGAACCATGTCCAATTACTTGCCACAAAAAATATAATCCATATGGTTTATGCACGGCATTTCTTGGTAATAATTTACTAGAGTCTATGTATGAACTATCGATAACAGTAAAACTTAAAGAAGGGAACTCTGAAAACAAATCTAACTTTATCAGTTCTTTCTTGGGTAAGAAGGGATTTAATATTTCCTCTTTTAAATTATGAACCACTAACCTATTTATCTTGTTTTCAGATAGGTGTTCTTCTAACTTGGGAACGGTAAGGGCTTTCCTAAAATGTTCCATACACCAGTATTCAGCTGGATTCTGGGTCATCTGGGTCATGGTCTATAATTTTTTCATTCTCTTTCTTTAGTGCTTTCAACATATCAGAAGTTGTACCAGTAAAAACTAGGTTGTTTGTTGTTTTACTAATAGTTCTTGGTTCATCTGAATTCTTTTGAATTCGATGTTTCTTCTCTTGGACTTCCATCATATCCTTGGCTTGTTCACCCATAGTCTTAATGATTTGTCCAGCAACTTCATAAGCACGAGGATTGTCACTATTTGTAGCAACATTCAAAATACCTTGAGCGGCTTCCTCCGCGTACTCGGCTGAGCGTTTCAAAAGATTCCTTGCTTCCTCAAAATCTTTATCTAGTTTCTCATCTTCTTTTTCAGGCACAGCGGGAACGCCACCCTTTTTCTCAGCAAGTTCTGTAGTTACGGTGTTGAATGTTTTATCAAGTGCATCAAATACTTTATTTTTTGGCATAATTATACATAAGTTTGGTCAAACTCCTCCACAAACCTATAGGGGTCATCCTTATAGGGATTTGCATTATGATTAGGTGGTTCCTCAAATGTTACGGTAGGTGCATCTGAATAACCACTCCCAGCGTCATCTATAACAATTTTAGTTACTACTCCATCCGTTAACTCAGCATGTGCTCTCGCGTTACCAGTAAGAGTAATATTGGGTGGACTAGTATATCCTGCTCCACCGTATGTTATAGTAAATCCTGTAACCGAACCACCACTTATTGTTGCGGTTGCGGTTGGTAGTGTATTCCGTACTTCAAATGACTGTGTGACTCTCGGCCCACCAAATTCTGAATTCTCATATGTTTCTGCTATTGCTTTTTTGATAAACGACTGATTACTTACAAAACCATAATAATTTAATTTCATGGTAAAGTTAAGTGTCCAGTTAATACTTTGTCTATCTGCAAATGCACCCTCAAATGTATCTTCGTAACTAACACTATCCAAAGTTATTTTTATATCTCTTTTAATACCTAACTCAGGCAAATCATTTATTGTCACATTGAAGTCTGGGTTAAAGTATGGGAAAATCTGTTCTACTATCTGCAATGCATCTTCTTGATTTTTTGCAAACACATATAAAGATATGTTCATATCATATGGTGTAGATACAAAACTTGTTCTATATGAATTTGTTTCCGCACCAGATGTAGTTATGTTCTTTTGTACAGGCGAAACCTTTCTTGATGGGTCATATTGAAACCCAACAATCTCAAATCCCATGCGAGGCAAACTAATTGCAACTTCTCCACGAGATTCGGTGTCTGGTATCGCCTCAATTCTAGTTAAAAACTTTTGTTTTGTAGAGTATGAAAGAGGTACACGAATCACTTGTTCAGTAACCCCACCAGCATTTGACCTGTTTATTTGGATATTATTAAAAATAGTACCAAATGCAATTATGGCCTTGCGTGTGTGTTGATTATAAAATTGTTTATTTTTAAACATTATATTTCACCAAATGGATTCTTCTCTGTAAAGTCTAATATGTTAGATGCGGATTGTAATGAATCAAAGTCCTCGTTGTCCACGCCAACATTTCCTCTACTGGTTTGGAAACTCTCTAGTATCAGAGTAGATTGGTCTTCTAGTCTTAACAAGTCGCCATTCTCCAACTGGAACTGGAACTGTAGAATATCAAGACTTTGCAAGTCTTCGATTCCATCGATATCACTATCACCAGTATCAAGTCTTTCTGAACTGTACTCAAAGAGTTCGCATTGAAGTCTGAATGTATAAATTTTTCCTAACTGATAAAAAGGATTCTGAAACTCTACCAGTTTAATTTCAAACAAAGATTTTGTTTTTGGAAAGTATAACAAGTCACCTTCAGCGGGTCTTGCCGTTAACTGGAATGTACCACCAGCATCTTCTTCTCTATCAACCATCTGTTCCCACCTTCTCTTGGAAAGAACAAATGTTGCTTGGTCTCTAATTTCTATTCCAAACCTAGTGAATAGTTCTCCTTCGCCCTCATACCCTTCTACATTTTCCAAGTACATTTCGAGTGGATATTGTTGCGTGAACTTAGACAATTCATCTTCATCAAAGATAGTGTCCCTGTTTACCAAAGTCCTAGGCATATAGTGAACATCATGTCCATATATCTTTAGACTTTCAATAACCAAGTCTTCTACTAATCGTTGTTCGTTAGCAGTTCCACTTGTATTGCCAGATTGGAAGTAAACATTGGTTGCCATTTATTTACCCTGTCATCATCATTGGGGGTAACTCATACTTCATTTGCATTTCATCTTCTATTATAGAAATTTCTTGAATTGCTTCTCCGTATATTTGGTCACCATTGAGTGTTACTCCGCCTGGCAACGCGATTCCCCCGAACTTTTTCATGTTCTCACCCCATTGTCTTTTGATAAGAGCAGTAGCATATCTTTTCAAGAACATATCATCATAAACCTCTGTGAATGTATCTGGGTCTATTATAGCATATGCTTCCGCGACAATATAATTATCTATATCAAAAGTTGCATCCATGTCCGTATCTAGATACATTCTGTTTGTTTTTCTGTTAAACCTAATAGCTCTTTCATTACTGAATATACTTTCTAATACATTCAAATGGGTCTTAACCATTGAGTAGTATGTGATATCAGCAGAAAGTAGATTGTATAAGTCATTCAATGCAAACTGATAATCTACATCAAACAGTCCATCTGATTTACTACCCACGAGAGCACCGAACTTAAACGCTCTTATTATATTCAAAATATTATTACCTATAGGGATATATCCATTTTCTATATCACCCTTCGATATACTTTGAATAGTTGCAGTAGTACCAGAGTCCGAACCTGTAATTACTTCACCTACTTCAAATGCTGAAGCGGTAACTGATTTTTCATATATTACTGAAGTACCAGAACTTGACTCATGTATTGTTGATTTCGCACCAGATGTTCCACCAATGAATGTTTCCCCTGCTGTGAATGTAGCACTACCTGTCAAAGTTATGGTAGACCCAGTTAACTTGTGTTTGATAAACGACCTCTCGACACCATCAAAATGGTATTCATTCCAATGTTGAAAGGCATCATCTATTCTATCTGATATTTGGTCTTCATCGACATTGATTTCGATGACAGGAGCTCCCAATCTTCGCAAACAATAGTCAATGAGTCCTTGTCTTGTGGATAACGCCATGTGGACTCCTAAAAATAATTTTAATTTCTTCGACTATTTATAAGACTTAGGATTGGTCGTATGCGTATAGTAAGGCTTTGAGGGCGTCAATCTCTTGTTTTACAAACGCTGTAGTGGCAATTTGTGTTGTATTTGTCCCAGTTGACGCTGTTGGAGCGGTTGGTGTTCCTGTTAAAGCTGCACTAGCAAGAGGTGCCTTGGTAGCAATATTATTTGTTACTGTAGTAGAAAAGTTCTCATCATCTCCCAAAGCAGCTGCAAGTTCATTTAAAGTGTTTAAAGTTGATGGCGCAGAGTCAACAAGATTTGCAGTAGCTGTTTCAACATAGGCAGTTGTAGCAATCTTTGTACTATTATCACTCGCAGATTGTGTTGGCGCAGTAGGATTACCAGTAAGTGCTGGACTAGCAAGTGTTGCATACGCGCTTAAGTCTGGTGGTGTGTATGTAAATACACCAGTAGAATTATTATATGAAATGCCACCGTCACCAGATGCAGATGCTTCACTACCCACAGACAATCCACTAAGGGTCACAAAACTACCAGATTGTTGAGCGTCAATTAATGTTCTAATCTCAGCTGCGGTTACACCAGTTGCAAGTGCTGGAGTTCCAGAGTTATCCAGTATTGCAGCTTGGTCACCAGAATCAATTGCAACTCCTTCCCACTTCTTAGTGGAAGAACTATATCGTAGGAACCTACCATCTGTTGTAGCAGATGAACGGTCAATATCATCTAAGAATTCTAGTCGAACTTCACCACCGCCACCGATACCTTGCATAGCAAGAATCATTTGTCGGATATTTGTATTGATAGAGTCTATTTGTTTTTGAACACTAGCAGTCTCATCAACCTGTTCTTGTACAGATTCTTTTCTTTCCGCGAGATATTGAACTGCGAGTTCTTGTAATTGTCTTTCGTCCTTGTTCTTCTTCTCTACTGGTTTGAGATTAAGAATATCCATGACAGTACTGTAAGCATCTTTAGTTACATTAAATGACTCTGGTTGCGCTTCTTCTGTTATCTCTTCTGTTTCTTGTACCGCACCAGCATATTTCATTTCTAACTTATTAACCTTTGCTTCTAAGGCAGAAATATCTGGGTCTAATTTTCCTGTTGCATTTGGTTCTGGGGGTGGTAATTCTTCAGGCCACTCTTTATCCATATCTTCTGACATTTGACTTACTGGGCGAATGTCAAACTCTGAAGCCATTTTCTCTGGATTGATACCAGCAAAGAAATCGGGAGTTTCTTTTACTATCTTTTCTTCTGGTTCTTCATATATTAATGGAGTTACATCCTTAAACTCATCTCTAATTTCTTGTAACTTTTCTAATTTGTTTTTATTTTGTTCTTCAACTTCCGAAAGTTTTTTTAACTCGCTCTTAAATACTCCCCAGAAATCCTCTTGGACTTTTTTACTGTGGGACTTTTTCTTCTGAGATTTTTCTACTTCTTTGAGAATTTCTTCTTTTTGCAGTTGCTGGTTTCTAGTTTTTTCTTTTGCAATTGCCTCAAAGAGTTTTTTTAACTCATCCATTACTCTTTCCTTTTTTCTTTCGGTTTCTCGAAATCTACCGTAACTCCAGAATCATTCCAAGACTTCTTTTCTTCTATGCTGTAGTCCTCGCCATACCTACCTCTATCACGGTTACCATCTCCGTTCAATTCGGTTAGGTCTTGTTGTGTTTCTTTAAAATTTTTTGCCACTTTTCATTTCCTTATGATTTAGTTACTTGTGGTGTTACCGTTATTATGCCTTCCTGTACCCTCAATACTTCTGGTGCGTTTGTAATTTCAACATCATAAACATATCTACCAGACTTCAACGCGGCTGTTTGTGTTGCTGTCAAAGACAAAGTTATAACACCAGTAGCATCAACTTGAGCGGTTGTAAAACTATTATAAGTAGTACTGTCATAGCTTTTTCGGAACTGTGATTCTGTCGTATAGCCTGTAAGGTTTTTAGCGGTTGACCCATCTGTAGTTACTGTTAGGGTCTCACTAAAAGTAGTACCTTGGTCTATCGTTATATTTTTAATTACTTTTTTTGCCATGGAAAATACCTTTTAAATTATGAGAACAATTGTCACCCTCAAATACGGAAACAAATACTCTGCCGATGATGTAAACACTATTTATAATATGTGTAAACCATATCTATTCGGTGGCAACTTTTGGTGTCGAACCGATGACCCAAAAGGATTAAAACAAGGAATACTTACACAGAAGTATACTGGTCTAGGCAACTGGGAAAAAATCTTACTTCTTGGTAAAAATTTTGGTGGCCGAACCATATATTTAGACCTCGATGTTATAGTTCAAGGTAACCTTACCCCTTTATTTGACCTTTGCGATGAACCTACCATATGCGAAACATACTGGAAAGACTTTGGTGGCGCGTGGAACTCTAGTGTTATGGCATGGAAATGTGATAATGCCGCCTATATAACAGAAGCATTTTTCAAAAACTTTGATTTAAACTTGCATAAATACGATGGTAAGGATGATAATTTTTTATATGATGGAAGGTTCTTTAAACGAACATTCCCAAAAGGATTGATATATTCGTTCCTTGCTGGGGTAGACATGGAAACAGATACCTCACCAAGAGCTCATCAAATAAAACCAGATTATCCAATTGTCTTGTTAAACGGACAAAATGAAGTCAATTACAATTTGAGACAAAAATATTATGATGCACTTTCTTTGCATGAAATGGGGGAATAAGTACTCTCCAGAATATGTAAATAATCTATACAGAATGGTTCAGCAGAACTACACCAAAAGGTTTAAGTTCATATGCTACACAGACGAACCAGAAGATATACACAAGGATATTAAGATTCGGTCTATACCCAATGTAGACCCTCTCCATCCACGGCATTGGTTTGGTCAAGAAAACTTCTGTTGGGATAGAGCAAAGTTTCTTGTTCTAAATTCCCACCATTGGTTAAAAACCAAAGGGCCTTTCTGTTATCTGGATTTAGATGTCATAATTCAAAACAACATCGATGACATATTTGAACTATCGAAAACTCCGCACATGATTTATTCCAATTGGGAAAATCCAAAAGTTCTCAATGACAGAAGATTTACAGACATGCGTGGCACATTATACAACTCTAGTGTCATGTTATGGTGTACTGACCAAGGGGAAAAGATTTACAATGATGTAATGAAACACAAGGACACGGTGTTTAAAACCTTTTGGAAAGGAACCGATAACTACTACCCATACAGAGAACATCAAGCAGTAGGCGATAACTATTGGTCGTTCTTACCTAGTGATTGGGTATACTCCTACAATAGAGGGAGACAACATCCCAATGATGTCACGCAACACCTGTATAGAGAAAGTGCAAAATTCTGTATCTTTGAAGCATCCGTTGGTGGTAGAAACAAAAACAATCTCAAACCACACGAGTTAAGAGATTACAATCTACTCACACATTGGCACGGCAAAACAGAATTTGAAAGATTGTGGTTACCCAAGTTTCCAGATAACTTCTTTGATAAAAATAAACATACCAATAAGATATCTCAGTTATTGCGTACTAAAGACTACGATACACTAGAAGAAAAATTCTTCAAAGACTTACCACAACTAAAACAAGATTGGGAACAATATTCAAAAGAGTTTGAAACACTACGCGAGTGGATTGGATTTGAATCTTTAACAGATAGTATGCTACAAGAAAACTATATGGACAAGGATACAATATCAGACATAAAAGAACTTATTGAAACAAATGATTTGCAATCCCTTTCAGAAAAAATGATTAATGACTTCCCAGAGTTGGAAGAATATTTTAAAGGTACAATTTCTGAAGTGAAGGTACATGTACCAGAATTAGAAAGAGAGATATCTGACCTTATTTTTATACGACAAATAGAACCGCACCACAAGGATATTATCAAAGAACTATATGATTCTGGTGATATGATTTCAATGCATAAAAAGTTTCTCGCTGACTATCCAGATGACCCTGTACTGTTACAGGGTGATGAGTCTTTGTATTGGAACAAAGATGCAAATGAGATATATGACTTTTACAAACAGAGGTACATATATAAGTCTCATCTAACCGCGTTTGATGAAGCGAAAGAACTGGGCGCTGTTAGATATTTCTGGAACATAAGTTTTCTACAATGTTTCGCGTTGTATAAAAGACTATGGGATAAAAACACACTACCACAAATCAAAAAAGATGTCATGGATAACATCAAAGAACATGGGATGCAA